TTCTACCCACCCAACGGAAGTCATCCGTAGTTAACATGATCACATTGGTGACTAACCCAACTTCACTCATGCGGCAAGCTCCTCCCAAGCAGAACCCAGGGCTTATGATGTCTGAGAAAGCACTCGGCTCTCTCTTTCATACTCTTATTATATTAGAGTTCCTTTGCAATCTTCGCAGGTACTCGCTCTCTGATAACTGCATCGATATAGTCGAGAACGTCATCTACTTCGAAGGGCTCGGTCACCATAGCATCATACGCCACATGATAAGCCTTCTCCACCAGCTCGTCGACCCATTTTTGGTTTACGAGCTCGTCAACGCGATCAAACATTTTCTCTTCCATATTCCTATTATATCGGAGTTCCTTTAAAAATTATCCCTCATCAGCAAACTATAGTGGCCAAATCATGCATGTGCCTGCATCATTCCATTCACTGTACCACCCTCTTTTATTAAGTTCCTTTTCCCATTCGTTATCTACACCAAACGTTCTGTTCTTGTAGTCTTCAGAGTAGTAGTCATAAATTACTCTACCTTTATACTCATCACCATTATCACCTGAAACCCAGATACCACCTTGAGAACCATTAAACTCTTCAGTGGTTCTTACAAAGTCCATATACTTCTCAATCCACTTGATCATATCATCTCTAAAGTAATGAGGCTTCCGTTCACGATTATAATGACGATCAGCTCTTCCTCTATCTAATGATCCTCCATGTCTTTCGTTCATACCTTATTATATCGGAGTTCCTTAAACGTACTCGTATGATTCAACAACAGCCTTCTCTTGAAGATCTTTGATCATCTCCTGCAGCATATCGACCACCTTATCATCAATCTCGATATCCTTCTTCATGCACTCCCTTTGCAGATTATTAGCGAGCATATCGAGACCTGAGTTCAATCGACCATATGCATAAGGGTAGCAGATTTGTTCTTTTTCGTTCATACCTAATTATAATGAAGTTCCTTACTTAAAGCTGATTGTCGCCTTCATTCCGATCTGCTCCGCAACCCATGTAATCTCTTCCCAAGTTGCCTGATCATCAATCTCAGCAAAGATCTCCAAGATCCATTCTTTAAGAGTTGGCTTCTCAACCTCACTAAACAATGAAAGAAGACTTTCTTCTACCCACCTCTCATCGAAACCATGCTCAACAATATCGTTGTATGATGCAATAAACTGATCTTTGTTCATACCTAATTATATCGGAGTTCCTTTTATTTGATCCTACTTCTTGATCTTGAGCTGCTCAACGCTCACTCCAAACTTGCTCGCGATCTCATCTAGAGTGAGTTCGACAGGATTCATACGCGCGTTGAATTCAGCTTCAGTGAGTTCTTCTCCGTTGAGAAACCATGATTTATTACCATCAACATCTTCATAAGCAGGTCCATCTTCGCGATGGAGGGTAGTCGTAGTCATCTTACGATCACTGTAGTAAAATTTGGAACCGCCTTTGTTAATGCGAATAAATTGCTCTTTTTTGTTCATACCTAATTATATCGGAGTTCCTAATCGATTAGAGGCCGAGGAGCTCGATCTCTTTCTCCCACTCCTCTGCAGTCCTGTCAGACCATTTAGTCCAAAGAGGAGAGATACCATTATGATCCTTATAGAGATCATAATACACCTCCCATGCCAGAAGAGCATCCCAATCAGCAGGAGTCTTAACTCCGTTGTATGATACTATGTCGATAATGTCATCCCTAGTGTAGACAGCCGCACTGCGGTAGCTTCCCTCTGGCGCAGCTGCCATCCAGGCTTCTGCTTTAGCGTTGAGAGTGTCGACGTGATCAAGAAGTTCTTTGTTCATACCTAATTATATCGGAGTTCCTTTTCAGTCAACTAACGTTTTCTTACCTTCGCTGTAAGTCTCCTTAAGCATCCTTGTTAGGAGCGCTAAGGACAACACACGCAACATCAAATCTTTGTGAAGCGTATGCATGTACTATTATTCTTATGAGTATACACACTCAGTTTATAGTTAGGGAACAAGAGCTGTAAACGGTTCTGCATAGTAATCATGTCACCTTGCGCAAAGCGCTTACCCCAAATCTTAATACGTCGGCCGCCTTCACGTTTATCATTGAACATAAACTCTTTGATGTCATGTCCAAGTGACTTAGCAATTACGCGGACCTCTCTAACTGTTGGTATTACCTCTTTCATCTCTTTTATTATATCGGAGTTCCTTAAGCATGCTACCCTCTACAAATCAATCCCAACCCCAAGGATCTTCATCGGCGCATCGTCCGTTCTGAGGGATACTATCGTAATCTCCTTTGTTGAGAAGATCACGAGTTTCGCGTCTGTTCTTCTTCGCTCCAAGCTTCTTAACGATCTTCTTGTAATTTCTCGATCTCTCTGTAGTAAACCAACGAGCGAAGTTGATCGCTTCTCTAGCACCCATGATTTTAAAATCACCGAAGTCTTCGAGCTTAAGCTCTTTCTTCTCCCAATCGATATCGATGATAGTCCAACACGCACGTTCGTTGATAATCTTGACTGCTTGTTTGAAGTTCATCTCGCTCATACCTAATTATATCGGAGTTCCTTTTGAGCTTATTTACGATCTTCCAGAGAAACGAAACCATTGTTAGTCAAGTCTTTCATTCTCATTTTAACTGTTCCATGAGGGAAGACCACTTTGATTTTTCCATTCTTCGGGTTAGGGTTGTGGATGTAGCCAATGTCTCCCTTTTTAACATCGTCGAAGTCTATTCTAGAAACAACTTCGCAACCGCACACGAAGTACTCTTTAGTGTCGATCTCGTTCATACCTAATTATATCGGAGTTCCTTTGGCGCACCGAGGAGGACTCGAACCTCCAACCTACGCATTAGAAGTGCGTTACTCTATCCATTGAGTTACCGGTGCATTTGTTTTGAAGTTGTTTGGTACGCCTGGTAGGGATCGAACCTACGACCAAGGACACGGCCTAAGAATGGTACGCCTGCTAGGACTCGAACCTAGATTAACCGATTATGAGTCGGCTACTTTTACCTTTAAGTTACAAGCGCGTTTAAAAATGGAGCCGACTGTCGGACTCGAACCGACGACCTACTGGTTACAAATCAGTGGCTCTACCAACTGAGCTAAGACGGCATAGGTACTCCTAGAGGGATTTGAACCTTCGACCTCATGCTTATCAGGCATGCGCTCTCACCAAGCTGAGCTATAGGAGCATTGTTAAAATGGTAGCTCAGGCGGGACTCGAACCCGCACGCCCTAGGGGCAGTGGATTTTAAATCCACAGCGTCTGCCAATTCCGCCACCAAGCCAATGATCATACTTACTTTACTTACTATATTAAGTTAATAATTCTAAAAGGCAAATTATTTAATCACGTTTTATTTAATATTCATTCGACCACAACCACGAACTACCTTTAGCCTTGCGTTGAGTTGGAGTCTTGATCGACCAGTTAGCAGGTCGAGTAGATTTGAAGATCGAAGCCTGCTTGAGGTTAACTGACTTGATCGGAGACACTTTCGGTGCTTTGTTGTTGTTCATACCTAATTATAATGGAGTTCCTTTTGAGGGTGATTACTTCTTGATCTTGAGCTGCTCGACGCTCACTCCGAACTTGCGCGCGATCTCATCGTGAGTGAGTTCTACTGGATTCATACGCGCGTTGAACTCTTTCTCGGTAAGAGATTGGCCATTGAGATACCATGTTTTATTACCATCAGCCCATTCAATAGCAGGACCATCTTCACGATGAAGCTCACCGTTAAGACGCCAATCTTTACGTCCACAAGACCATTCAATAGCGGGGCCATCTTCGCGATGGAGCTTAGTCATCTCACGATCAGAGAAGTAAAATTTAGTGCCGTAATCGGTAATGTGAATGAATTGTTCTTTTTTGCTCATACCTAATTATACGAGAGTTCCTTTTATTTCAACCTACTTCTTGATCTTGAGCTTGCTCACGTTCACACCGAACTTGCTCGCGATCTCGTCAAGAGTGAGTTCAGTGACTGGATTCGTGCGGGTGTTGAATTCGTCCTCACTGAGTTGCTCCCCGTTGATATACCACGCTTTGTATCTACTATTTCCTTCAACAGCAGGACCATCTTCGCGATGACGCTCACCGTTAAGATACCATGCTTTAGATCCATCAGCATACTCAATAGCAGGCCCATCTTCACGGTGACGCTTACCATTGATGAACCACTCTCTACTACCATCAGCATCTTCATAAGCAGGACCATCTTCGCGATGACGCTCACCGTTAAGATACCATGCTTTAGATCCATCAGCATACTCAATAGCAGGTCCATCTTCACGGTGACGAATAGTCATCTCACGATCACTGTAGTAAGCCTTATTATCGCTTTCTTTATTACCGCTTTCTTTAATGCGAATAAATTGTTCTTTTTGCATACCTAATTATATTGGAGTTCCTTTTATTTGATCCTACTTCTTGATCTTGAGCTTGCTCACGTTCACACCGAACTTAGCAGCGATCTCGTCAAGAGTGAGTTCAGTGACCGGATTCATACGAGCGTTGAACTCTTCTTCAGTGAGAAATTCGTCGTTAAGATACCACACTTTGGCCCCATCAGCATATTCAACAGCAGGACCATCTTCACGATGACGCTTACCGTTAAGATACCACATTTTACTGCCATCATGCCATTCAATGGCAGGACCATCTTCGCGATGGCGGATAGTCATCTTGCGATCAAAGTAGTAAGACTTATCACCAAATTTGTTAATGTGAATAAATTGTTCTTTTTGCATACCTAATTATACGAGAGTTCCTTTTATTTCAACCTACTTCTTGATCTTGAGCTTGCTCACGCTCACTCCGAACTTGGCTGCGATCTCGTCAAGAGTGAGTTCAGTGACCGGATTCATACGAGCGTTGAACTCTTCTTCAGTGAGAAATTCGTTGTTGAGAAACCACTCTTTACTACCATCATACCCTTCAACAGCAGGACCATCTTCGCGATGAAGCTTACCATTGAGAAACCACTCTTTACCACCACTAGCCCATTCAGCAGCAGGACCATCTTCGCGATGGCACTTGCCGTTGAGATACCATGCTTTACTACCACTAGCCCATTCAATAGCAGGCCCATCTTCACGGTGGAGGATAGTCATCTCGCGATTAGCGAAGTAACGCTTATCACCAGATTTGTCAATGTGAATGAATTGCTCTTTTTGCATACCTAATTATATCGAGGTTCCTTTTATTTCAACCTACTTCTTGATCTTAAGTGAGTTCACGCTCACTTCGAACTTGCTCGCGATCTCGTCAAGAGTGAGCTCGACTGGATTAATACGATAGTTGAACTCTTCTTCGGTGAGAAATTTGTCGTTAAGATACCATGCTTTGTAGCCATCAGCATCTTCATAAGCAGGACCATCTTCGCGATGACGCTTATCGTTAAGATACCACTCTTTGCCCCCACTATCCCATTCAACAGCAGGACCATCTTCGCGATGGAGCTCACCGTTAATATACCATGCTCTACTTCCACTGGACCATTCAATAGCAGGACCATCTTCGCGATGATACTTACCATTGAGATACCATGCTTTGGTTCCACTAGCCCATTCAATAGCAGGACCATCTCCGCGATGAAGGGTAGTCATCTCACGATCACTATAGTAGAATTTGTTCCCGCGTTTGTCAATGTGAATGAATTGCTCTTTTCCTACAAAAAAGAGTGGTTTCGCTTCAAATTGACCAATCGCAGATAGTGTACGTGCAATAATATCTTGCTCTCGTTGTGTAAGTTCAGTTTTATATTGCTGCACATCAGTAGTCCAGAATCCATTGTGCATCGACTCAATTAATTGCTCTGTCCAGGGGTATAAATCTGGCTTGCGAGACAGTTGTTCCGTGAAAATAGACATAATATTTATTCTACCTTACTAAAATTGTTCATACCTAATTATACGAGAGTTCCTTATTTCTTGATCTTGAGCTTGCTCACGCTCACACCAAATTTGCTCGCGATCTCGTCAAGAGTGAGTTCTACTGGACTCATGCGGGTGTTGAATTCGTCTTCACTGAGTTGCTCCCCGTTGATATACCACCCTTTATATCCATCGTACCATTCAATAGCAGGACCATCTTCGCGATGACGCTTACCATTGAGATACCATGCTTTGGTTCCACTAGCATACTCAATAGCAGGTCCATCTTCGCGATGAAGCTCACCGTTAATATACCACCCTTTGTACCCATCAGGATATTCAATAGCAGGACCATCTTCGCGATGGAGGATAGTCATCTCGCGATCAGAGTAGTAAAACTTGTCATCGTATTCGTCAATGTGAGTGAATTGTTCTTTTTGCATACCTAATTATACGAGAGTTCCTTATTTCTTGATCTTGAGCTTGCTCACGCTCACTCCAAATTTGCTCGCGATCTCGTCAAGAGTGAGAGTGATCTCTGGAGGGTCTACGCGCTCGTTGAACTCTTCTTCGGTGAGAAATTTGTCGTTAAGATACCACTCTTTATAACCATAAGGCTCTTCAATAGCAGGACCATCTTCGCGATGACGCTTACCGTTAAACCACCATGATTTACCACCATTATCATATTCAATAGCAGGACCATCTTCGCGGTGGAGGATAGTCATCTTACGATCAGAGTAGTAAAACTTAGTGTCGTTGTCGTTAACGTGAATGAATTGTTCTTTTTGCATACCTAATTATATCGAGGTTCCTTTTATTTGATCCTACTTCTTGATCTTAAGTTTGCTCACGCTCACTCCAAATTTGCTCGCGATCTCGTCTAGAGTAAGCTCAGTGACAGGATTCATACGAGCGTTGAACTCTTCTTCAGTGAGTTCTTTACCGTTAATATACCACCATTTGTTCCCATTATCATATTCAATAGCAGGACCATCTTCGCGATGATACTTACCATTGAGATACCACACTTTGCTCCCACTAGCACATTCAATAGCAGGACCATCTTCGCGATGACACTTACCATTGAGATACCACACTTTGGCTCCACCGGCACATTCATAAGCAGGCCCATCTTCGCGATGGAGGATAGTCATCTCACGGTCACTATAGTAGAATTTGAAACCGGATTTGTCAATGTGAATGAATTGCTCTTTTTTGTTCATACCTAATTATACGAGAGTTCCTTATTTCTTGATCTTGAGCTTGCTCACGCTCACTCCAAATTTGCTCGCGATCTCGTCAAGAGTGAGTTCAGTGACCGGATTCATACGAGCGTTGAACTCTTCTTCGGTAAGAAATTGGCCATTGAGATACCATGCTTTGGTTCCATTAGCATACTCAATAGCAGGCCCATCTTCACGATGACGCTCACCGTTAAGATACCACCCTTTGTGCCCATCAGCCCATTCAATAGCAGGACCATCTTCGCGATGGAGCTTACCGTTAAGATACCACCCTTTACTACCACTAACATATTCAGCAGCAGGCCCATCTTCGCGATGAAGCTTACCATTGATAAACCACTCTTTACCACCATCATCATATTCAATAGCAGGACCATCTTCGCGATGACACTTACCATTGAGATACCATGATTTATCACCATTAGCCCATTCAATAGCAGGTCCATCTTTGCGATGACGAATGGCCATGTCACGATCACTGTAGTAAAATTTGTCGCCGTATTTGTCAATGTGAATGAATTGCTCTTTTTGCATACCTAATTATATCGGAGTTCCTTTTATTTGATCCTACTTCTTGATCTTAAGTGAGTTCACGCTCACTCCAAATTTGCTCGCGATCTCGTCAAGAGTGAGTTCGATAGGATTTATACGCGCGTTGAATTCAGCTTCAGTGAGTTGCTCCCCGTTGATATACCACTCTTTATATCCATCAGCCCATACAACAGCAGGACCATCTTCGCGATGACGCTTACCATTGATAAACCATGATTTACTACCATCAGCATATTCAATAGCAGGCCCATCTTCACGATGACGCTCACCGTTAAGATACCACCCTTTGTGACCATCAGGATATTCAATAGCAGGGCCATCTTCGCGATGACGCTTATTGTTAATATACCACTCTTTACGTCCACTGGACCATTCAATAGCAGGGACATCTTCGCGATGGAGCTTAGTCATCTCACGATCAGAGAAGTAAAATTTAGTGCCGTACTCAGTAATGCGAATAAATTGTTCTTTTTGCATACCTAATTATACGAGAGTTCCTTATTTCTTGATCTTAAGTTTGCTCACGCTCACTCCAAATTTGCTCGCGATCTCGTCAAGAGTGAGTTCAGTGACCGGATTCATACGAGCGTT